GGGTCTATTATAGGTTGAATACTTATCCTTTCCAAATCACTAATTCTTTTATTAGCTTGTTCTAGTTGCTGTATTAATTGATTGATTTGGTCTTGAAGGTTCATATATTATCCTTGCGCTTCCCACAATAATGTCCAAGTTCCACTTGGGGCTCCTGTTTTTGTCCACGCTATGTTTATATTTGTGGCATCTACTGTAATTACACCAGTTTGATAATCTGAAACCAAAGTACCAGAAGATAATATAAAAGTGGTTGTCACAGCTGAAGTTGTTGTGCTTTGCGCTTGCACGGACATAGAACTTTGTGTTGTCCCATTATACACAGCTAAACTTTGATTGAATTGAATACCAGTACCATTTGTGTTAACAGTATTTATCAAAGCTGTTATACGAACATATTTTGGTGCTACACCTAACCCGTGTGCAATTGTTTGGGTTGAAGACGCAAGAGAGGCGTCTCTTGTTGTTGTTCCGTTTTTGTATGTAACAGAATTTGGAAGATTGGTAAGATTTGCCCCTGAGCCATTACTGTTTAAAGCTAAAGCTGAAGGTGATTGAAGTTGAAAGTTTGTTCCATCGTATTCAAGAGAAATAACTTGACCTGCAACAATATCTCCAGCAACAAGGTCAGTTGCTCCTCCTCCTTTTTTGATTGTCTTAGCACCTAATGAGTTTACGTTTATTGTTGTTGCTCCTGTATTTGTGTTAGCCACTTTAACTTGAACCAATACCCCAGCAGCGTATGCAGCAAGAGCTGGAGAAAGTGTAGCAACTAAGGCGTTTACTGCACCTGTATCAGCAATGTAATTTGTGTTAGCTGTACTTGGAGACGCATAAGTAGGAACACCCCCAGCTACAGTTAAAATTTGCCCCGTAGAGCCTATTGGAAGTCTTGTTAATACTCCTGCATTACGATAATACATGTCCCCTGTAGCGTCTGAACCTACGTTTATTACTGGAGAAGTCAGGGTTTTGTTTGTAAGTGTCTCTGTTCCAGTTTTACTAGCAGCTTTATCTGTTCCAGTTACCCCAGATAGTTTATAGTCATGGGAAGTTGTAACGGCTGAAGAATTTGCACCTACTTTAGCTTCAAGCGCAGCAATAGCATCGTTTGCATTAGCGTGCTGTGAAGAGTGTGATACAACTTGTGTATCTGACGTTGGTGTTGGATTCACGAATGAATCAAGTGATGTTGGAAAATTTGTTGCCATATATTTTATGATGATTTAGTAATTGTTGTCCATACAGTAGCCGTGTATGTTCCTTGATAAAGTGTTCCTGCTACGTCGTAGTTAAGACCTGAAACGTTGTAAGCTCTACCTGTTGCACTTGCTGCACGTTTAGGAATGTTTGTCCATGTTGTTGTCATATATTTTTATAAATAATCCCATGATACGTCTCTTAATTTAATAACGTTGGGGTATTTTTCTTGGTAACGTTTTGAGTAAAATAATTTAATTCTTCTTTCAAAATCGTCTAATTGTTTTTGTAGCCCTGGTTCTGAAGTAAGATTGTTTCTTGCTGCAAAATCAAGAGCCATACCTACTGGCATAACATTGTGAAATTGTGAAGCAAAACCAGGTTGTTTTATAGTATCTGTAGGAATAAAGTTAAGTAGACCACGGTCAAAAGTAACCCTAAGAGAGTTTGCTTGTGTATAAGAAGGGGTTGGGTATAATTTAATAGAATTTCCTATAGGGCGATAATATAAAGGAGTACCTGTAGTTGAGAATATTGAACCTTCAGCTATTCCCCTGCTTGTAAACTCCTCTTCTGTTATGGGAAAAACTTCTTGGTATAGTGTTCCACCTGGAGGAAGGATTGATACACTTCTTATTGTTTGAGCGTCATTAGGACAATCGTAGTCCGCCTGGTTTGCTGTTAAAGAAGTTAAAGCTATTGGGAAATCGGTACTAGCAGAATCATCACTTTCCCATCCATTGTAAGCATCTAAAATCCAAGACCAAACAAGAGCCAACATTTTATTTGCTGCTCTAGTTTTTTCGTTTATTGGGTATGTTAAATTGGTTGTATTCGCAAGGTCATTTGTTATTGTAACAATGTCTTGCCCATATGTATCACCATTATATTGCATCATATAAGGTAATTATATGATAATGGTTTACCTTGTCTAGTTATTCTAACGTATCGTAAAAATCTTTTACGTATTGTAGCTCCTCCTCCATTTTGGGGATAGCTGCACGTGTAGAGTCTCTAGACACTAAGTATTGTGCCTTAACTTTCGGGTCTTTTTGTTTAGAAGCTATAAATTCCATCAGCTTAATAGCTGCTTTCTTTGCTTCCAACTCGTCTGATTTTATTTCTATATTTTTTTCAATAATTTCTTTAATTGTTTTAGTCATGTTTTGATTGTTGTTTAGTTTTTTTCACCACGTTTTCTTGTAATATTGATTTTGGTAGCTCCCCATTTTTAACTTTTTTAGTAACTTCATCCATTATAAACTGATATATTTTTTGTTGTATTTCAGGGTTAATTTCATCAACTATTCTGCTGTCTAAATGTCCAGATAGTTTAAGATTTTCCAATGATTCACGCTTTTCAGGGTCTAATTCTTTGTCAATTAGGGCTAATTCAATCAATCTTTTAGTTTCTGCATATTGGTCTACTTTCATCATCAAATTATCTGTAAGTTCTTTGGGAATGCTGGCGTTTATTTGTTGTAGTATTTTTAAGTGTTTCTTTTTCATTTTATTCTATGTCTTTACCCCCATTAAATTTGTGTTCAACTCTACTAAAATCTTTGGGAATTATTTTGGGGTCTGGAATAAGAGCATCTATTTCTTCTTTTTCTAGCTCGTTAAGATATTTCATAAATTTAAGCCTTAACTGGTCGTCTTTTTGAGTAGGAATGTCATCATTTGTCCCAACCTTATTAATACTTATCCTTATTGAGCTTTCCAATAATGTTTTTTTAGATGTAAGAATGGTTAATTCTTTTTGATTTTCTTCAAGTTCAGCTACTTTTATTTGTAAGTCTAAGTTTTTAATGTCTTCACTGTCTTTAATAACCATTTCTATTGCCTTTTCACGTCTGTTTGCTGCGTTAGGCGTTATGGTGTTTTCACATGCACCAAGATATTTAAGGTCTTGCCTTTCCCAGTTACCTAGGTTACGTATTTTTTTGTGAGCTTCATTTTCAGAAGCAACAAACCTGTTGTTTTTTCCGTCTTTGAATATATATATTAGCATTTTATTTAATACCAATGTGCTAGTGAGGAGAGCGCAATTGGGTTACACCCTCCTCACTAACCCCAATTGTGTTAGTGAATAATAATAAGTTGTATTATGCAACTGTTGAAGCGTCTGATAGAAGAGCTACTCCAGCGTCAGCACGAAGTACACCTGTACCGAAACGAATGTCTACGATTCCAGAGTAAGCCAATTGACGTCTTTCGTAAGCAAGGTCTACACGTACTTTTCCTCCATTAGTGTCCATTTTTTGACATCCAAACCCGAATGCAGCTTTATGCAACAATAGGTTCTTGTAAGTCGTAGAGAACACAACACGTGAAGAGATGTACACTGGACGTCCGTAAAGAACACCCATCATTTTTGTAGCACTTGAACCCTCTCCAAGTACACCAGTCTTGATAACATTAAAGTTAGAAGAATAGTTAGGGTTGAACTTAGAAAGTCCTGAAATCTGTGTCCAGAATACTACTGGATGGAAGAAGAATGCTGTTTGGTCTGCTTCAAAGTTGTTAGTATCCATGTAAGAGATTCCTTGACGGATAACTAAGTCAGACATTGCTGCTGCTGAACCAAGTGGAGTAGCAGTAAGTGATGAGTGAAGAGCAAATAGTGAATCTTCTAGAGCTTGAAGAAGAACTGACATCGCTTCTCTAGCGTATGCCTTAGATAGGTCATACTTAGTAGCGATTTGGTTCATATCAATGTCTCCAATAATCCATGACACGAATTGGTGAGTGTTAATTGTTAGAGTAACATCTACCTGTGCAGGGTTTTGAACCACACCGTTAGTAAGAACATCTGTACCTTCTGTTGATTGAGTAGAAGCAGTAAAGATGTTAGTGAACAAGTTAGGAACGTGGATTATACGTCCTCCGTTGTCTACGTAGTCTGATAAATCAGTTACGAAGTTTTGCAACACGAATTGAGGGAATTTAGCCTCATTCATGAAGTCAGTCCACACTTGTGGAATTGTTGCTGTTAGGTTAGCGTTTGTAAAAAATGCCATAAAGTTAGTATGACTAACCTTGAATCATTTTAGTATAAGCTGCTCGTCTTTCATCGTCATTCATTTCTTTCCATGTCTTTCCGTTTACTGTTGTAGGTCTGCCTCCTTGTGGAATAGCGTTTTCTACACGTTCACGGCGTTCAATGGCTTTAAGACCTTCTGCAATGAAAGGGTCTTTTAGAGTTTCTGCTGTAGCGTTGGGATTTATCTCTAACACTTTACGTGCCTGAGCTTTTGTAATCCCATTTTCTTCAGCAAATTTATCTATTTTAAGAGCCTGCCTTATTTCTAAAACGTCCTTAGTTAAGTCGTTATTAGTTTTGTTATCGTTGTTAATTGTTTTACCTTTCTTATTGAGTAGTCTTTGCAAAGTAGCAGCGCGTCTTTTTTCGGCTTCATACTGTGCCTTATAATCAATAGTGGTTTCAGAATCATCTTCTTCTTTTTCAGCGTCAATATTTTGTTTAGCTTCTAAAGCGTCTAATTCTTCTTGGGTGAGATTTTCAAGATTCTCTACTGTATTATCTTCGTTTTTCATAACGAGTATTTTTGCTTGATACACTTCAAGTCGGAGGTGTTATTTTGTAAAACTTTTTTGTCAAGGAAAGATAACCTGATGACTATATTGTATGATAGTCAATACATCTGTCAATTACTTTATTGATACTTGGTATCCATTTTCTCCAGCAAAAGCATAAGCTTCATCTAGAGTTTGGAATCCTTGTACAAATTCTCCTGATTGATTGTGGCATGTAGCAACAAATTCTTTTGCAAGAACTTCCGCTACTGGCGCAGTTACTTCTATTGGTGTTTCTGGAGTAGTTTCCACTACAACCTCTTCAACAACAGTTTCTTCCACGGGAGTTGTTATTTCTTCATTCATAATTTTATTTATTAAGTTTTTAAGCATAACTTACAGTTACTCTACCTGCCAATGTAGCATCATAACCAACAAACAATCCTGTAGAAAATTGTCCTTTTATAGGAATATATACGGGAGCGTTGGATATTGCTAAAGTAACAGACGTTATTACAGTACCTGTTTCTGTTAAAGCATCGTAGATGGTTAGTGTTCCCGCTACTGTAACGTTAGTTACCACAACGTGTTCTACATACCCAGCTCCTGCTTTAACAGAGTTATCTGCTGTTACACTTTTTGTAAACGTGTTTGGAATCATATTATTCAAATTCTTCTTTTATTTCTTGTTTTTTGTCGTTTTGACTACGAACAAGACGGTTAATAATTTCGGTCTCAATTATATCGCACGCCAATTGCCTACCTTTCACTACATCTGGTGTAATGTCGACAAGTTTTCTCACATCAGCGTAGTGGCTTACTAGCTTCCGATAAAAGTCTAGTAAGATTTTAGTTTCAGGAACACTTGATAGATATTTAATCGCCTCTTCTTCTTTATCAGTTGGTTTCATATTAAGCTTGTTGTGGTAATAGACCTGCTAAGTTTGGGTTAGTATTTTGTTGTGCTGGAGAAGGTTGTGCTTGTGGTTTAGAACTTGCTGTAGCGCCCAAAATCGCCCCTAAATTCTTTCCATTTGCCCCAAGTATTACATCTAGTAGTCTATCTGCTTTTTCTTTATCTCCTGCCTGCATATAGCCAGACCATAATGTTGTAAGAGTTTCTTTATCAGCAGAATCTATGTTTTCTCCAGTAATATTCAAGTTGATGTTATATTTTGCGTTTTTATACAAGTCTTTTGAAAGGTTTACATACAAATATGGGGATTTAACAACCTCTTGCTTAACCATTTCTCTTACTACTTCTTTTGGTGGAATATTCATTTCAAATACGTTAGGTGAAAGTAATACATCTACATAATGCTGATTAACATAGAAGTCAATAAACATGTCTTTAAGAAGTGAATACCCTTCTTCCGTAGAGCCAATTATTGCAATGTCATCTTTTGCCCTATCTTTAAAGATGGGTATAAGTTGTTCCTCAAACACATCTTGGAGAAATAGCCCGAATATTTCACGCTGTCTATCAAAGTAACTCATTACAGAGTTGGATAGCATTGCTCCTAGTCTAAACGGCGTTCCACTTGCCATAGATTCACCAGTTGCTGATTCAAATGCAAATGATTGCTTCTGCCCGTTGTCCTCCCAAATTTGTTCATCTTGGGTAAAATCATTAAGTCCACTTGAAGAGGTGTTAATAGCGGCAATAGCTCCATTTAAACCAACTTGTAATATTTCTCCGTCTTGCACATTTTTTACAAGGTTTTTCCCTATAGCATCACCTTGTGTATAAAACATCTTTTTAGATGACCAAAGCATACTTCTTTTGCGGAGATTTGCTGATGTGTTGCGTGCTATTTGGTTTTCCAGTTGCTTCTCTACGTTTCCAAGACCTAACCAGCGTCCGTCTATCTTTTCAGAGTGTACTTCTTGGAACGGAAGTTCATCTATTTGTTCAATAAAACATACTTTTTCAGAATACCCTATTGTCTTCTCTTTTCCGTCATTATCAGCTTGTTTTGCTGGCATTAAAATAGCCATTGTAAGCACAAATTCTTTGTAGTCTTTTTCTTTAGCTGCTTTGTTTTGAAGGTTAAGTAAATTTCCTTTAGACATATAAGAATACATTTCATAAACCTTTCTCTTGCCTTCAAACGGGTCTACTTGTTCCCACACTGGGTATTCAGAATAGTCTATATAAGACATGTCATGCTCCAAAATTAAGGGTGTTCCACCTTTAACACCAGCCAATAAAGATACGGCTGATTGGTCGCAACGAATAGAGCGCAAAGGAACACGTGATATGTTATTCTTAGTTTTTTTAACTACAGCTGTTCCATATTTATTGAAATCATAAAGTAAATCGTTAATTGTTTTACCAAATTCAGATTGTTTTACCCAGTTACTAAACTGTCTTTTAAAGAACCATACAGCCCAAATGTTTTCTGTTGAATAATCAGACGGGGTAAACACAAAATTTTTAGTGTCTATGTCTGTGTTTTTTAAGGCCACTTGAACATAAAATCTAACTATGTTTAAGAAAGTCTTACGTTGTCCTTGATTATCATATCTTCCGTTTTTATAAACAGAATTGTAGGCCATGTCTATATCAATCAAAAGCTCTCTTTGTGAAAATTCGTACCCATTGTGTCCACCACCCAAATAACGTCTTTCTGTGTTTTGATGGTTGTCCGCAGGAATAACGTTAATTGTATTGTTGTCAAAGTTATTTAGAGCTTTGTTTAGAATTCCAAAGATGTTAAATGTATTATTCATGAGTTAATTATATGATAATCAATAACCTTGTCTAGGCTTATCCTTTATATGTTTTCATGAACTCTTGGTAGTATTTTTCAAAATCTTCTTTGGACATTTTTTTTTGCGTTCCATTCCACTTTAGGAAGGTCATAAATTCTTGAAACTTTTTTGTTGGTTTTATTTCTGTTATTTCTTCCGTTCCCAGTACTCTTATTTCTATTTTATAGAACCCATGCTTGTCTATTGTTTCTTCATTATTCATAATCATTAGAATTATTACTTATTTGGTCTATTTTATTGAATCTTAATTGGAAAGGGTCTTTATATGTTTGACTGCTTCTCACGGCAAAATCTTTCATTTGCCAAGCAATGCAGGCCGCCGTTAAAAGGTCAAAGTGTCTTGTTACCATTCTTACGTCTACCTCTCTGTCCATTAGGTCATTCCTTGTATAACTTCTAGCTTCCCTTATTAAGTCTTCATCATTGAGGGCCAGCCACCCATTTTCTACCGCTTCGGCAAAGTCATTAAACATTTTGCTTTTAGTAAATGAATTTGTGTCCCAACCTAGTTCAGTAAGGCTAGGAGCTTGTATTGTTTCTAGTTTCTTTCTTGTGGCGTGTATGCGTTGAAGGGGATATATTTGTTTTAGCCTTCCTATTGTGGCAACCCCAGCGTTATTTTTTTCTGGAGCAAGTAAACACTCTCCGTATATTCTACCTTGTCTAGCAAGTTCATCACCAAAACCATCTGGTTTGATTGTGTTTGAATGATAAGTAGCCACTACTTGGGCAGGAATTACATCAAAATCGATGAAAACACTTGTAGATGAGTCTAGCCCTACACCCAGTGCAATATCTGCTCCACCAGCTATTCTGTGGCTTGGAGAGTATTCTTTAAATATTTTAAATCCAGCAGTTTCTTTGATGGGTTGGATAGTTACTTGTTTGTCTATTTCTTCACGGCTTACAAGTACATCTTTAGAAGCTGAAGGTTGACAAAGATATTCACCCTCCCAGTCCTCTGCTTTTTGTTTAATGTTTTCTATTTGTTCTAAAGTAAATCTATCCCATGTAGGTTTACCGTTTTCAAGAATAGGGACAATCAACTTGTTCTTTACTTTCTCTACAAGTCGATGAACATTACCCCTTTCCGATATGTAATTCGCAAGATAAACCGTTCTACCACCTAAAGCACGTCCGTCTATTGCTTCTTGCATATTGTCCCATATCATTCTAGTTTTAACTGCACTTCTTAATGATGAACGTGTTTCAATATCATCAAAGAGAATAAAATCAGGCCTACTTGCTTCTTCAAACCCTTGTACTGCTCCACGCTGATTCTGTCCTACTGTCCCAGCAACCACTTTAACCCCAGTAGCAAAGTCAATAATGTCCATTGTTTCTTGACGTTTAAGCTCTGTTTTCTCAAATAGTTCAGGATAAAGTACTTTAATCTTTTCTCCTACCAACATGTTGTAAATGTCTGTTACAAATTGTTTAGAGTTTTGTAGGTCAGATGAAAGTATTTTGAAATATTTACAGTTTCTAGCTGTATCATTAGCTAGAACAAACACTACAAATAGTTTTATAAAAGTAGATTTACTACACCCTCTAAACCCTATCCAAAGAAAGTCATCATACTGTTCTCCTTTATAAACACTTATAAGTCTTTTTACCGCTTCTTTATGGAAAGGGGCGTCTTTAGATTTAAAGAATTTAGGATAAAAATACCTTGTGAATAGTTCAAACTTCTTGAATATATCTTCTTTACTAGTTAAATTACCAAAAGAAAAAAGCAGTTTTCTTTGTGCGTCTGTTCCTTCAAATAATATCTTTTTAATTTCTTCCATAATGTGCTATCGGAAGTATTATTCACGGTTTCCATTCGGACATTGGAGATAATACTTCTGACAGAACACTAGAGATTTTCTAATGCTTTTTCTACTACTTCTTTATCATTACCTTTAGGGTTTAAGTCCTTATCATTAGTGGTAATATCTGTTCCTTCTCTATATCCATGTTTTGTCAATAATACTTTTGCAATTACAGGGTTATAATCTCCTGTTAAGGCTTTATTTATCAATTCATTTGCTTGTTTTGCAAGTAGTCTGTCTATAAGCTCGGAAAATTCAACTTTCTCTTTACGCCATGTATATATTGTGTCCTTATTTATTCCTAGATAGTAAGCTAGTCCTTCTATGGTTGGTACTTTTGCTACTATCTTACTAAAGTCTTCTTCTCCTTTATGTACGCCATCAACAATTTTTGGTCTTGTTTGTACTTCATAACCACCTTCACAAGAAATAATATATTCTTCTGTTTTTGTTAGTATCTCCTCATTGTAAATAGTTGGTCTACCTGCTGTCATATTATTCTTTTAATAGTTCTTTAGCTTCTTCTTCTGTTACCATGTTTCCATACATTTCAGACGAGAGTATTTTAGCAAATTCTGTTTTAGCTTTAGATTTCTTGTTTTTGTCTTTAATGCAGGTTAGTTGGTATCTGTAGGCTTCTAATTCTTGGTCTAGGCGAAACTTTGGGTCTCTCATGTACTTTGATGCCCAATTATCACATCCTATACTGTTTTGTTGTCTTAGGTGTACTTTTTCGTGTTCTATGAAGTCTTCTGGCAGGTCATTACTAGTGTAGATTGTGTTGTTATAAGCAAAAATTGTGTTCTCATTTAATTTAAAGTACTTAGCATATTCATTGTATAGAGGAAAAGCAGTATTTGGTTTTACTATTGTGTATTTTTGGTCTTTATACATATATATTTTTCTTAAGTGGTCAAAGATACAAGTTGTCTGATAGTCATAGGTTTTAATGAACTTACCCTTGCATTCAGGTTCTCCACACCTACAATCTAATATTTCCTTGTGGTTTTCTTTTATGTACGGCAAAAGAAACACAGATTGATAGTTCTTATTTTTTGATTTATAAGGTTCTGTTCTTTTCACCACAAAATTAAATTAAAATTAGCACTTCTTGCCTTTTTTCTTTTTTGCCATATTATCTTCTTTTCTTTTCAACCCCTTTAATTGTTCCTTTGTTAGCACTTGCGTAAAAGATTCCTTTGCCTTTAGTGGCACCATATTCTTTTTTCATAGCCGTCATTATTTTCTTTCCCTTTTTTGTTAGTGGCATATTATTTATTTTCTTCAGGCTTAGTTTCAGTATTTTCAGTAGCTTGTTTTTTAATTTCTTCATTAATTTTATTAAGTAATCCAAGTAAAACCGTGCTTTCTTGTGCTGAAAGAGTAAACTTTCCTACACTAAGCAATATTGATAAATTTTTTAGTTCATCCAATGTAAAATTCATAATTATAGTATAGTTAATTTATAGTAAGTAGTCAAGTTTATTTTAATATAATTCTTTTATCTTTTTCTAATTGTTTTAGTTGATTGTAAAGGGATTGATAGTCATAAGCCAGTCTTTCTAGACAATCAGAGTATCTCCAGTTAGTCTCACATATATCTCTAGACATCCAATGATA